GAGCGAGGTCATCACGCTTTCCAGGTCCGAGTAACTGACACTCGGGCAACTGAGAGAAGACATATCCACAGAACCAAGACTTACCGAGTCCTCCGTCGCGGTCGACGATGAACTCGACGGTGCGGTCATTCGCTTCCCCCTGGAGGCGGGTATAGAGATCTGCTTGCCATGGACGTAATTCGCCATCACGAAGTACGGGTCGAGGGGCAAGCTCTCGAGATATTGCGCGTAGACTTCGTGCATATCTTCCGTAGAGGGAAGGGTTGTGTAAGATGAGCTCTCGCTCGGTGGGCTGTCCGGGAAGACTTTGAATCCACTCAACGTATCGATCGAAGTCGGTACGTCGTCCTTGCGCAGTGATAGGAGATACACCGAATTCCTCATAATCGCCGTCTTTGCAGCAGTAATCTCTGTTTTGCTGCGGTGATCCGCGAGCACTTGTGAGATGACACTGTGGCAACAGTCTGCGCACACAGGCGAATCGCTTTCGTGTGTTAAATCGGACATAGCCCTGTAGATGGGGAGTTCCTGTGGTAGGAGCAACTTCTCGTCCAAATACAAGGTACGCGACGCAACCTGACCCAGATAGCGCGCGCAGAGATTGCAAAGTACCATCAGTGTAGTTGGGAATGGTGAAGCACCAAGAACAAGATTGTGCCATGTGTAAGAAGTGAGCAGGGTAATAATATACCTGCTCACAATCACAATGTTGACAACTTACAATCCGGCTTTGGGACGCCTCGCACTCCGAGCTGCCGCTTCGCGCAACTGGGCTCGAGCAAACCCGTCAATCATGGCACGGTCGGCGTGGGCAGCAGCACGTACAATTGGTAGGGCATGGCGGTTCTACCGGAAAGGTCGTAAGAGGAGCACGTACAATGGACGTCGCTATTCACGAGTTGGAGCCCGTAAGAAGGCACGCTTCAGTCCCAGGATGATTGGAATGCCTAACAGTGCCTCAACCAGTAAGACATCTCAGATCAATCTTGAAACTGCAGTTAACCGTTCGACAAGAACACTGTACCAGTTGGATTTAACGCAACTGGCACAAGGCCCCAGGATTAATGACCGCTTACGTCAGCACGCAAAAATTACCGGGTTCAAGATCTGCATGGAAGTTCGCAACTTTTCCAACTTGCCTACGTACTTCAACGTTGCAGTTGTCTCCCCTAAACAGACTACCAATGACACCGTAGAAGCGACAAATTTTTTCAGGAACAACACGGATGCACGTTCGATGGACTTCTCGATTAACAGGACCGGACTGGAATTTCATTGTTGTCCAATCAACAGCGATGATTACACAATTTTGCGACATAAGCGATATGTCCTCACTACCAGTTCCGCCCCTACCTCAAACTACAACAGACAATATGGAACCTCCTTCGTCACCCTCAAAATGTGGGTCCCCTTACGACGACAAGCGCGTTACCTCCCAGGAGAATCTTCTACAGCAACTGATGGAAGAGTATTTCACATCTTCTGGTTTGATCAGTTCCAAAATCCAGCAGGAACTGCAGCAACAGCAGTTGCGACCACCTCTTCAAGAGTTATCACCTATTTCCGAGAACCTCGTAACTAATTCAGAATACATTGGAATTCCAGCTACAGATGGACCGTAACGGCCGCGCCGCCTGCAAGCGACGCGGGCACAGAACCTAGCTCTGGGGTTGCTGCCGCAACCCCGCCGCACTAAGAATAAGAGGCCTCCGCGCTGCCGCGCTCCGGCTAGCGCTTCGCGCTGTTTTTAAACCTTGAACTAAACCCTAATATGTGTGATGTCATACCTATCTTCAGTCATTTTCGTGTCGTCTGGGTCTTCGTTAGAGAACACAACGACATGAGGGGTATGTCGTAGTATCTTCATTTGTGAGTCATACTTAGGGCTGAGGACCATTCTGTCCTTCAGCATCTCCAGTAGACCGTAATTCAAGTACTCCATTTGTCCCCTTGGGACATTGAACAGAAAGATGCGGGAACGTTCGTCTACAGCGTGAGCGAGGTCATCACGCTTTCCAGGTCCGAGTAACTGACACTCGGGCAACTGAGAGAAGACATATCCACAGAACCAAGACTTACCGAGTC